GTGATGAGCTAGCACAGGGCGTTATGGAGGTTATCAGATTCGAAGGTCACGAACTGTTGCTTGTTCACCTTAACAGATGTGTTCTTGTCTACGACGCTGCAGTAACCACTGCTGGGCAGCAATGGTCAATTCTGAAAAGTGGTCTTGATGATGATGTCTATAGCGCCATTGACCTCGTGTACGAAGGAAACATAATCACCTGCGGCGATAAAACAAGACCTCTTAAAGGCCAGCTTAACACCGCAATTTCCAGCCAGTATGGAGAGCACCAGGAGCATCTTCTTTTCACTCCGCTCTTCAAAGCTGACAACGCGCGAGTTTTCGACTTTGAGCTTGAATCAAGCACCGGCGTCGAGCAGATAGCAGAGCGCATGTTTATCTCCGCCACGACAGACGGAATCATGTACGGAAGAGAGCAGATGATTCCGTGGAACGCGCCGTTCAGGTATGACAAGAGAGCAATCTGGAAGCGTATAGGTCGTATTCGTAAAAACCTGGGCTTTAAAATCCGCATTGTTACGTCATCTCCTGTGACGCTAAGCGGCTGCCAGGTGAGGATTGAATAATGGCAGAACCACAAAAAGTAACTGTCATCCCCAACAGGCTTGACTCTTCATCGTTGCCTGAAGGACTGACAAACGCATATTACCTTTACCTTATGCGTCAGTCGTCAAATATTCAGAACATTGCAAACGCATCAAATAACGCAAACGATCTGGCTTATCAGGCAACAATCAAGAATAACGAGCAGGACATCACCCTTGCTCAGCACGATTCTGATATCAATCAGTTAACCATTGAAGTTGATGATCACGAATTACGGATAACAGCCAACTCAACAGCTATTTCTACTCTTACGGTAAGAGTGACAAGTGCCGAGGGTAATATATCTACAATTCAGACGAACCTTACCAACCTGACGACCAGGGTTACTAATGCTGAATCTGCAATAACTTCCCTCCAGGCTGATTATGTTTCAAAGACAACCACATCACCTCAATCCCTCGCATCAACTTTAAACGTAGCCACTTCATATTCAGTCAATGGTACGAAGGTTGTTGGAGCTCGCGTAACTGGATGGACTGCTTCCACAGGGAGCCCAAGAAAGACAGGCTTCTTTGCAGACCAGACCTATACGGTGAGTGCCACATACAGCCAGACGGAAGTATCTAACATCGCAACAGGATTAACTCAGGTGCGACAGGTAGCTAAGGCTCTTGAAGATGCTATGCGAAGTCACGGACTAATAAACTAATGCAAATAAAGCTCATCGATAACCCGGTGAAGCTTGCAGAATTCCTTAACGACCCAGAAAACACAGGAAACATCGTAGATAGCGGTGGCACTTACTTCATCAAGCCTGATGCAGTGTATGTCGGCATCTACGAAGGTGTCCTGCTTGCTGGCGTGCATGAGGTCAGAAACTTCTGGCATAGCGTAGTGGAATGCCACTGCATCTATTCTCCTGGATTCCGTGGTGAATACGCACTGCAAGGCCACCGTTTATTCTGCAAATGGCTTCTCGAAAACTCACCCTTCCTGAACAGCATCACTATGGTTCCGGACACCACAAAATATGGACGATCTTTCATCGTCATGCTTGGGGCAAACAGAATCGGGCACATGGATGATGCGTATATAAGCAACGGAAAGCCTGTTGGCGTCACTCTCTATCAATTACCGCGCAAGAAATATGAGGAGCTATTAAATGCTAATTCATCAGATTGCCCATAAGCACCTCAGCAAAGCCGTATATCAAAAAGGTGGAGATGGTGGGGCCGGCGCTCAGGCTGAGGCAACCAAGAAGGGCGTACAGTTACAGCGCGAGATGTGGCAAACGAATATGCAGAATCTTGCACCGTTCACGCCACTTGCGCAGCAGTACGTTTCACAGTTGCAAAACCTGTCATCACTGCAAGGGCAGGGTCAGGCACTTAACGATTATTACAACTCTCAGCAGTACAAAGACCTCGCTAACCAGGCACGATATCAGTCTCTTACTGCGGCAGAGGCAACGGGTGGTCTTGGCTCAACAGCAACGAGTAATCAGCTGGCGACTATCGCGCCAACATTAGGGCAAAGCTGGCTGTCAGGGCAGATGAATAACTATCAGAACCTGGCGAATATCGGTCTTGGTGCGTTAACAGGACAGGCAACAGCAGGGCAGAACTACGCCAACAACGTGGGGCAGCTTTATCAGCAACAGGCAAACGCTGCAGCCGCAGGTGCAAACAGACCTTCTGGTACGCAGCAATTTATTTCAGGCGCAGCAACTGGTGCGGCAACTGGTGCAGCAATTGGTAGTGTCGTTCCGGTTATCGGGACAGGCATCGGTGCGCTAGCAGGCGGCATTATTGGCGGCGCTTCAACAATGTTCTGAGGTGAAAGATGGCAACGTGGCAACAGGGTAATGCAGGCGGATTACTTGCTGGTCTTGGTTCTGCAAATGTTAACGCGCCTCAGGCTAATGATGCAAATGCTGCTCTTGCCTACATCAGGCAGAACAATGAGGACTTACGTACAGGCCGTGACAATATTGGCCTTCAGGCTCTTCAGGGTGCCAGCTCTGCTTTAGATGCTTACAAGAAACAGGAACAGATTCAGCGCCAGAAAGAATTTCAGCAGGCTTATGGACAAGCGTATGCATCAGGCGATCGCAATGCCATGCGACAACTTGCCGCTCAATATCCTGATCAGGTAGATGCTGTGCGCAATGGAATGAAGTTTGTCGATGAAGACCAGCGCAATACCGTAGGTAATCTTGCCGCAGCTGCACGCCTCGCCGCGACCTCACCAGAAGCTATGGGAGCATGGCTGCAGAACAACGCTGCCGACCTGCAGAGGGTGGGGCTTGACCCGCAAGAAGTAGCGCAGACATACCAGCAGAATCCGCAGCAATTTGGTGAGTTTGTTGATCACCTCGGAATGGCTGCACTCGGACCGGTTGATTACTTCAACGCTAAGGACAAGATTGTTGGTCAGGCGCTCAATAGAGATAAGCTAAATGAGACTATCCGAAGCAATCAAGCATCAGAGGCTAATACGGTTAGAGGGCAGAATATCACAGCTCGCGGACAGGATATATCAGCCGCAACAGCACGAAGAGGTCAGGATATGGCCATGGAGAGGGCCAATGCCAAAACCGTTAATGGCGCTGGAAATCGTCAGGTACAGCTAGCAGATGGGCGCACAGTTAATGTAGGCGGCAAATTGCATGGTGCCGGGGCTAATGCGTTTTATGAAGGTATAGATGATAACGGGAACATGGTTCGCGTTCCGGCAAGTGCTATTGCTGCACCTCCAACATCTGCTGCTAGCGCTCAAAACTACGCAATGGCCAAGGATATAAATGCCATTCTGGATGCTCCGAAAGAAAATCTTGGATTCATGACTGGCATGACTGGTGGAAACGGCTCACCTTCATGGGATGCTGAGGCGCGTAGTAGGTGGAATGGTGGAGAGCAGAGACAGTTATTCAATGCCACCAAACGCATTCAGGGTAAGATGCAGAACCAGGGGATAGCCGCAGCGAGGGATATGGGTGCATCAGGCATCAATACCGTCGCAGAAGCGAAGATGTATTTCCAGGGCATGCCTCAGGTCGATTACTCAAGTCCTGACGCAATGCAGCAGTCACTGAGAGATATTCAGCAATACACAGATAATTATAACCAGCAATATAATATTGACATTGGAGTAAAAAAGCAGGAAGCATCGCAACAGCAACAAAACATGCAAACTCAGGCCCCGCCTCAGGCTCTTCAGGCGCTGCAATCAAACCCATCATTAGCAGCTCAGTTCAAAGCTAAATACGGATATCTTCCTAAAGGGTTTAAATAATGGCTAATTTTTTTGACCAGTTTGATTCAGGCCAGTCACAATTACCTAAGCCAAAAGGGATGTTAGAGGCTGGAAATATAAACATCCATAACCGCCCTGTTGTACACAATCCTGATGGAACAATTAGCACAGTTCGCACTATCTCTATCAATGACGGAACGGGAGAAGTTCTAATTCCTACAGTCAGTGAAGATGGTCGAATTATGTCAGACCGTGAAGCAATGGACACATACGGCAAGACGGGCAAGCACTTTGGGAAATTCGATTCTCCGGAAGATGCTACGGCTTTTGCACAGAATCTACATAACGAGCAAGCTCAGGAGTATGGGGCACAGGAAAAATCAGGCGCCAACTTCTTTGACCAATTTGATCAGAATCAGCCTACTCAACAACAGCTAGCGCAGCCACAGCAACAAGGTGGATTCCTGTCAGACCTTGGAAATGCTGCAGCAGAGACGGGCCGTGGTTTGCTTCAGGCTGGCGTTAACCTGGCAAACATCCCTGCATCCATGGCTGATGCTGTAGTTAGTGCAGGGGCATGGGCTGGTAATAAGCTTGGTTTAGGAGACGGAACATATCAGCCAGCTCCACGAGTCACGACTGAAGGTCTTGCTCAGGATATGGGGTTACAGCAAGGGGCATTAACCCCTCAGACTACCGAAGGTAAAATTTTCGCCGAAGCTTTGCCTTACCTCACACCTGTTGGAGCAGAGAGAATCGCCACTCAAGCACCAACCATTGCCGGGCGAGTGGCGCAAGGAGCGTCACGCTTACTGGCGGAAAACGCCGTGGGATCTATGGCTGCAAATAGTGAGCAGAATGACCCATCAGCACTGGCGACAGACCTTGGCACTGGAGTTGTATTGGGTGGTGCAATTAATCAGCTAGGTCGAGTCGCAGGGGCTGCATATCGAGGTGTTAAAGGTGCTATTTCACCAGAGGCACAACAGGCGATCCGATTCGCTAACTCAGCAGACGTTCCGCTGCATACAACTGACGTTCTTCAGCCTAATTCCCGCGTCGGCCGCATGGCTCAAACCACAGCGGAAAATATTCCTTTTGCTGGAACAAGCTCCATGCGTGCCAATCAGCAGGAGGCGAGAAGCCAGTTAGTTGATGAGTTTGCGTCTAAATTTGGTGAGTATGATCCATCAATTGTTGTAGGAAGCCTGAAATCAAAATCATCTGGTATTCGTAGGGCGGCTGGTAACAGGCTAGAGCAGGTACAGAGTGCAATGGCGGGAGTAAATATCCAGCCTAACAGAGCTATTCAGCAAATCGATAAGGAGATCGCGGACCTGCAAAAGCTAGGAGGCGCAGCTGATACAGAAACAATCTCTAAGCTCAAAGTATATAGAGACGAGCTTTCAAGAAATGCCGGAGCTAGCGGACCGATGGCGATGGACCTCTCGCAGTTAAGCGCTCTGCGCAGCCAGTTCAGACAGGACGTAAAGGGAGAGCGGCAGGCGTTAATAAACAGGTCAGAGGCTGCAGTAAACCGTGTATATAGCGCCATGACAGGAGATATTGACAATGCCATAGGTACAAACCTTGGCAACGATACTCTTCGGCGCTATAAACAAGCCAATGCCATTTACGCAGACGAAGCAAACAGGCTTCAAAATACCCGTCTCAAAAATGTAATTATGAAAGGCGACCTGACACCCGAAGTTGTCAATAACATGCTTTTCAGCAAGAACAAATCTGAGGTGCAGAATCTGTATAACTCAGTAGGTCAGATTGGCCGTGCACAGATGCGTAACGGCATCATCGGCAAGGCTATGGAGAAATCAGGTGGTTCTCCTGACCAGTTCCTGCGACAGGTTAACCTGATGTCTAACCAGACAGGAATTGCTTTCAAAGGCCGTGATGCTGCATATCTGAAAGGGCTGAAGAACTATCTTGAGTCAACGAAGAGGGCGGGGCAAGCAGGTGTTACAACTCCTACTGGTCAGCAGGCTATTCCATTCATCATGGGAATAGGGACTGTGACAAACCCCGCTTTGTTGGGAGTGGGTGGTGGTTATGGGTTGCTTGCGCGGATGTATGAGAGTGAACCTGCGCGTAATGCAATGCTTCGTCTTGCTAACACTCCACGCGGCTCTACGGCTTTTGAGAAAGCATTATCTGATATTGAGCGAGTTGTTAACTCATTCGCTCAGGGTGCAAAATCCGAAGCCTTAAGCGAATAAAATCTTACCCACCACAAGGCCGAAGATTAAGAAAGCAAAGTTCAGTAAGTCACGTTCCATAAATCCTCCAATATTTTAAAGATTATAACCAATCATAACGCAAAGTCTCGCAAGTTAACTCTTGTGCGGCTTTTACTCGTCTGGAGCAAATGAATGGCTGACGATATTCAGAATATTTTAGTAGGTATGCCAGTAACACCGTATACGTTAGCCAGGTCATTCAAGGCTATTGCAAACGGAACGGTGTATATAGGCGCAAAATACACAGACCCAACCGTTCCATCAAACCAGATTCAGGTCTATGTTGAAACGGAATCAGGAACTGTAATCCCTGTTTCTCAGCCGCTTATAATCAACAGCGGTGGCTATCTTGTCTATAACGGTCAGATTGCAAAGTTCGTTGTATCCGACGAGTATTCTATGGCTGTGTACGATGCCACAGGTGTTCAGCAGCACAATTTTGCAGACGTACTGAAATATAACCCGAATACCCTTCGTGATGAGCTGGCACAGAGCGATGGCATGAAGCTCATCGGGCAGAAGGTAAACTACGGAATCCCTGTAGGTTCATCACTTACTCAGGGGGTAATGTGGTTATTTGACAAGATAAAAGGATATCTGCGAGTTGGTGGCTCCGATCTGGAGCCGCTTGATGACGAGAAGAACTTCTGGCGAGGACTTCCATCTAGAAACTCATGGGGAAACCCAGCCATGATTGGCGACTACTCCGTATCTTTTAACAGAAACGGTGCGTCATTCGCGGTATACACCACAACATTCGGGCATGACTGCGTTACGTATGGTGTCGCATCGCTTGCTGGCGGTGCAGGGTGCGCCACTGGTAACCCTGATGATATTACCTCTCCAAACGCGGAAGGCTATTGCTCATTTGCGTTTGGCAAGAATGTTATAGCTCTCGGTGCTAAATCTGCAGCCCTTTGTGAAGAGGTAGAAGCAAAATCGCGCGCATCATTTGCCGCAGGATATTTCACTCAGGCCAGGGCTGGATTCACATCTGACCCTGGAGGGGTGGCAAGCGATGGCATTGGCGCAACGGCGTTAGGTTATTCCACTCGCGCGGCAGGAGATGGGGCATTTGCCGTTGGTCGTTATTCCCAGGCGTATGGCGGTGCTATCGTTATAGGCTCCGGGATTAACTCTGGTAACCCAGCGATAAACTCAAGTACGAAATCAGTAGCCATTTTTGCCAACTCTGTCATTCCTGCAATAACAGCAAAAGCAGCGGGCGGTGGTGTTAATGATATGCCATTCGTTGGTATACACACATTAGACCCCAAGGAACCACTGGATGTTGCCATGCCTACCGGCACCAATGCAGCTTTCAGGATTACAGGAACTGGTAACGCCAAGATAAAACTTCAGGGAACCTCTAACACTGGAACTTCGCTTGATATTGCATCCCTGGAATGGACAAGTGCAAATGGCGGGAGTGCGGTTGGAACATTGAAGATCAACATGAACAACGGAGTACAGAGCATTGAACTATCAACGGATGGAATGGTGGCTCTGAAAAATGTTAAAACACTGGCGGAAATATCCGGTGCCCCTGCGGGCACCATCTATAAGGATGCGTCAAACTTCCTAAAAATTGTTGTTTAAGAGAAGTCATCGCCAAGGAAGGCGGTAAGCAATGCTTCCGCTATCACCCTGTGACCAAAATCACCCGGGTGATTTACCCCATTTCCCGTTATTGCCCATATGTTCTTGCGCTTGAGAAGCTGGTTCCACACATCTGTAATATCTATGAAGGTAGTGCGCTCATATTTTTTTGAGAGTCCACTCAGTCCCTTTCTGTACCCGTCAAAGTATTCTTTCTTAGGCAATACCCACTCTGGGTTTGGACGTGTTGCCGACATTAAAACGATTCGTGCATGCTTATTTTTGGCCTTAATGTCTTTAATAAGTTTTTCAATGTTAGCAACGAATATTTTAGGTTCTATATCATTGCTATCGTTCACGCCAAATGCAATTACATAAACGTCTGAATCAAACTTTAGCATTCGACCAGTTTCATCGCTAACTGCATTAGCACTGTTCCATCCAGGTACAGATGGATTGTACCACTGCACATCCCCGCCACGAATCATCGCAAGGTACGCTGAAGTAAGGTCAGCAAAAGGTGGCTGATTTGGCGCGGAGTAGTTCCCTGTAGCATTGGCTCCAAACGTTATGCTATCTCCGAAGTAAGTTATCTTTAAGTCTTTCTTATCTTTAATTATTTCCCTCAGATCTGTAATGCTGCCACTCATTAAAAGTCGCATGCTTTCATTTTTTTTGTATGAAACAGACATCTGATGGAATGGATACTCAAGAGTTACTCTTACGTTAAAATCTTTATCTTCTTTCTCCGGCTTGCTGAAACCAACAGGAGCAAGGTCAACAGTTGTTGAAGAAGGGAAAGACACTTGATCGCCATGGACGGAAAAATCTTTCCCGGCGACTAAAAGTTTCCCGGTCATCTGATTAAACATCATCACCGGACCTTCAGGGGTAAAAAGCAAACCTTCTTTCTTGTACTCCTTTGATGCATAAACCATGTCTGAATAAACATAATGCCCACCAAAGAATGAAGGATGGATGTTAAATTTATTAACGACATAATTGCTGCAAGAAACATCATTGCATGTCGTGTATTTATCAGCCAGCGCTGGAAGCTCCGCGCTAGCGGAAAGAGAAATAAACAGGCATGTAAGTATCTTTAAGTGTTTCATTTAGCTTTTCCGTATGCTTTTTTCTTTATCCAGCCATTAACAGGCTTTTCAATGAGTTTATAGCAGGCAAGGGCGATAACCTGACAGTAGACGTAATAGACGATAACATAAGGAACTACGCTTACTGTCTTATCAAGGCCAAGTTGCGTCCAGATAAACAGAAATACCGGCGCTGAGATACCGTGAGACAGGTACAGGCTATAAGATGAGTCGCCCAGTAGCAGGAAAGTGCGATTGTGAGGAATAACCCCTTCAAGGCTCAGCGCCGACCAGACAATTACGAACGCCGGGATGCCCCATGTCAGCAGTCTGGAATAAACGTTATAGGCAAAAACACCCGAGTTAGCGAACGCAAAAAGCGGGAAGAAAGAAGCTATACCAATCCACGCCAACCACTTCGGCAGGACGCATCCTGCTGAGTACATGCGGTAAAGATACATGCCGAGGATGAATTCGATAAACATCTGGCTGGACAGCGTTACCAGAACCTTACTTTCGCCGTGAGCCAGTGCGTTACCTGCACCAAAAACTACCAGGGCGCAGACTGAATAAAACTCGAGTGAGTTTGCTTTTTTAATGCCAATCGCAAGCAGCCCGGCGAGTAAAAAATAAAATAAGAATTCAAACTGCAAAGTCCAGCCGATACCAAGGATTGGAGGCTTATCGAAGTTCATGAACGTCATCGTTTTGATGATCCACATGAGGTCTAGTCGCGAGCCGTTGAAGATATATGCAAAATCTGCAGTAGGCTGGGATATAGCACCAGAATCAACCAGCCATGATATGAACACCACTACCAATGTTGCGACAAGGTACAAAGGCCATATGCGGGTTATGCGGCGCTTTATGAAACCCAGCGGCGTTAATTTTGGCGTCATGCCATCCTTATAGAGCCCGCCGTAAATGATGTAAGGCATGATAAAACCGCTGATGATGAAAAATATGTCAACACCAACACCACCAAGGTTTGTGATATGTGGGGTGATGCCATAAACGGCAAGGTTTGCATGAGCATAAATCACGAGGAAGGCGGCCAGAAACCGCAAATACTGAATGTTGGCAATCATCATCAACTTTCTTATCTGTTAAAAGGCGAGTGATTTTAACAGTTAAGAGGAATCTGATCATTCTGTTTGCAAAAGCGACTTGATCGGCATCACCGATCGATAATACTGTATGCATATACAGTAACTATCGGAGGTGAGTTATGGGATTCCCGAGTCCAGCACAAGACTATGTTGAGCAGCGCATATCGCTTGACCAGCGCATCATAAGCAGGCCAGCGGCTACGTACTTCATGAGAGCCGGTGCTACGCATTATCGTGAAGGAATCCTGAGCGGCGCTCTGCTTGTTGTCGACGCTTCATTGAGCCCTTGTGATGGCTCATTACTGGTGTGTGCATGCGAAGGTGAGTTCAGGATTAAGCGATACAGGACGAGCCCGAAACCGCATCTTGAAAATCTGGAGAGTGGTAAGCGTGAGGCGTTGCCGGACAAGAACGATGCGTCAGATACATCGCGTCCGATGTTCGGGGTAATCACCTACATCATCAATGATGCGCGTTCTGGTGAGTTTGATGATTGTCCGGTTATGTGATGGGGAAAGATCATAGCTATACCTTGCGATATGGCTATGCACTCTCTGTGTCACAGATGTGTCATGAATGGATGAATCATAACGAAACGCAGAAGCATGTAACTACACATAATGACACAAACCACGTGCGAGCGCGGAAAAACTAATGACATTACAGTATGTTAAATAGTACTCTACGTTCTTCTAAGCCGTAGGTCGTAGGTTCGAATCCTACAGGGCGTGCCATTTAGAAACAGGCACTTACGCCAGTTTCAACCCAGCCTGATTTTCTCCTTGTGTCGTATTTGTGTCATGGTTGCCAAAAATGGCATCTATTTTCCGCGCGTGTTCGCTTAAATGGTTCGGCGCCAGGTGAGCATAACGACGGACCATTTCGATCGACTCCCAGCCGCCCATTTCCTGCAACACGGAAAGCGGTACGCCGGACTGAATTAACCAGCTCGCCCAGGTATGCCTGAGGTCGTGAAAACGAAAGTCCTCTATACCCGCTTTTGCCAAGCCAATGCGCCAGGCGCTGTTGTCGTCCACGCGCATTTTCCTGACCGCCGGGGTGACAGTTTTATCCGGCCGCGTCGATGGTTTGGTGTGAACGAAAACCCATCTCGAACTTTTACCAATCTGATCCCTTAACACCCTGCATGCGGTATCATTCAGAGCTACGCCGATAGCCTTGCCCGCCTTCGCGTTCTCCGGATTTACCCATGCAACCTTTCTCTGCATATCTACCTGCTGCCACTCAAGATCAATGATGTTGGAGCGGCGCAGGCCGGTTGCCAGTGCAAATATCACCACTGGCTTTATCGACTCCGGCATGCAGTCGATAAGCCGTTCAGCCTCATCTCTGGTAAGCCAGCG